GGTTCTGTATTCCGGCATAGATTAGTCCCACACTAAACAGCTCATACTTGCTCTGGCATACCTGTTGTTCTGGTCGTCAATTTCTTCTATCGATACTGATTCAAGCATCAGATCCCTCACATACCCGGAGGTCTCGTTGTCGATGTTTTCCAATGCCGTGATCAGATCGTCCAAGTCCTCGTCGGTCTTTGTCACAAGTTCTGCCGTGAATGTCAGTTCTTTGTGATACCCCATGTCGAGGTCATGCTCGTATTTGAGGTAGAAGTCGTCGATGATGATGGCCTTTTCTGCCTCTTCTGCTGTCGAATAGTCAAAAGCACAAGTCACTCCATCGATTGTGCTTAGGATATCTATCAGATTCTGTTTTATCTCTGAAACCGTGCTCATGATGTCACCTTTTGAACGATTGAATTGTCTAGTTCGATACCAAGGATCATTGCCCCTGCGTTCTTGTCCGTGTTGATACTGATAATGCGATATCTCTTCTGATTCGGCAGTCTTACGCACCAATCCTGTGTTATGCCTGAACGATATCTCATGAGAACAGTGTATGTCTCAGTCTGCAGTTCAACGTTCGAGCTGATCGTCTCTCGCAGAGTTAACTGCTTGACGTTTGCCCACACCGTTGCATTGTCTTTGTAGGACAATGTATGACTTCCTGTGTTCAGTGTTTTGGTCGGCTCTAGAAGTGTTATCCTCTGATCAAGTCTTCCTGCGTCTATGTTAGAGATCATATCTTATCCATCCATCCAAAAGATGCTCGAAGTATAAAGTGTATCCTTTCTCCTGACGATTCTCTCTCGACTTGTACATGTCGCCTGCCGTCACAAGAATGAATTGCACTATCGATGCCGGTATGGCAGTCAGATCATCAGTTACCGCTGTCTCATCCGTCGGTGAGTAGATCGGTCGGTGCATTCTTACTTCCGCCTCTTCCTGAGCACTAAGAATGTACTGCTCCAACATTGCATCTTCATCATTCGTATCAATTCGTAAGTGACTCTTCAGCGTACTGACTGAAACATATAGCGTTGACATTTTTCTGTTCCCTATAAAAAAGGGAGTCCGAAGACTCCCTAAGTCACTACATCACCTGTGATTATTCACCAAGTGACCAATCACCACCTGCAATTGCGGCTGCATCTTCCACACCGAGACCAAGTCTGCGTTCCACACGAATGGTTAACAGATTCTTGCGGAAGTCGTCGCCCTCACGGTCAATTTCAAGAGCAACTTCCTGACGGTCGTAGATAGTTGAACCGAGAGCAAAGTCTGCCATGATGTACTTGCCGCTTGGAACAGATGCTGAAGTTTCAACAGGAAGTCCCCAAAGTGACTTGGTGGTAACTCCTGCAGGACCACCAAGCAGGTATCTCTTCTGGGCATCCTTGAGAAGAGCAAGACCTGCCCAATCTTCCGGATTGAGGAGCAGTACCTTTGGTGGATAACCGAGAGTGTCTAACTTGGTCTTGATCAGTAAGGCGAAGTCCATCAAATTAGCACCGGTAGGAACGGTTACCGCACTTGAGTAGTCGGTGTGATTTCCTGACTTGAGGAAACCGCCTAACTGAGTAGAAGTACCGGTTCCGCTGATGATCTGATTGTCTACCTTGAGCTGCAAACCGTAAAGCATCTTTGCGTTGATGTATGCAGTAACTGCAGGTGCATCTGCGGCAAGCTGCTCTGTGATTTTAGTCCAATGAGCAATGGTCACTACGTTTGCAGTTGCAAGATCGAATTCAAAGGTTGATTCTGCCTTGGCTGCACCCTCAGCAACCACACCTGCGTTGTTGGTGAATCCAGTGTGCTTGAGGTATTCAACCGCAGATGTGCTCACAGGAATGTGAGGGATTAAGTTTTCAACGATTAACTGCTGTTCAGGTGCTCCCCAAATGCCTGCCAACTGATATGGTGCGGCAATGGTGTTTCTGCTGATTGCAGGACTTACGGTTGAAACGGTCGGAGAGTCGGTCTTGGTTGAAACGATGTGACGAGCACCACGAACGTCTCTGGTGTTTGCTGAAAATGCTTTGTAATTTGCAGATTCAGTGAACTTTTCACCAATTGACTTAACTCTGTTGTCAGATTCGGCAGCACCGTCGGCTGATGCCTGCTGAAGAGCAGCAAGTTCACGAGCGAACTTAACCTGTTCTTCGCCTAACTTCTTCATTTCTTCCTTAACGGCTGCGACGGATGCCTTACCATCTGCGTCGATTTCGTCGATCTTTGCCCCAACTGCATCGAGGGACTTCAAAATAGCATCTAATTCGGACATATTATTTCCCCAATATTAAGTTTAACTTCTGCTGAATTTCACTTAATTCAGCGTCCTTTGCCTTGATTCCGTCCTCTGAATCACTCATGGAGTTCTTCTTGGCCTTGATGACTGAGATTATGCTCTGAGCCATCTTCTTGCTGATACCTAAGTCCCTCAGGTAACGTTCGCAATCTCTAATGTCTTTCAGCTCTTCAAGGTCTTCAGGATCTGCCTTGACTCCCATGACTCTCGCTGACTTGTCTGCAGGAAAGTTCACGATGCTGATTTCCAATAATTCACTGATGTTCTTGATATGACATACGTCATTGTCATCGTATTCGTAGTCACGGTCCCTTAATCTGAAACCGATTGACATGCCGTTCAGCGACCCAAACTTCAAAGCAGAGTACACATCCTGTGCCTCTTTGAGTTCAAGGTTAAGACGGCCTTTCACTTTCAGTCCTTTGGAGTCAACTGAAAGTTCTTCCCATCTGCCGATTGGCACTCCCCAACGGTCGTGCTGATAGAACATGAGAGGTTTCTGCCCCTCGCTGATCACGTTGTCATAAGCGTTCGGTTCTATTGTATCACCGTAACTGTCAATTCCTCCAAAGACGGATGCATATCCCTCTATGACACCCTCTTCCTGTACCTGATACGAGCTTTTAGTGCAAATGTATCTCACTTTGGTTTCTCCTATTGTTTCTGAGGTTGAGTAGTTAAAGGTGTCTGCGATGTCTGTGTCGCATTCGCCTGTCCTAACTTGTCTAGTGGGTACAAATTGTTCTGTGCTGTCAGCTCGTCAGCACCATCTACCCACTTGTAACCGTCTTCACGACGAAGTTCATTTCTGGTTCTGAGACCGTTCTGTGCATACGATGTCTGCATGCTTATTCTGGTCTGATCCGACATTCTCTTAAGAACCGAAGTGCGGAACTTCACCGTCAGACTTTCATCTCTGACAACTTTCTGCTTAAGGATCTGTTCTAGTTCTATGCACATCGGCAGAATTGTAGTTTCGTAGAAGTAATTACTTAGGTCTACGAGTTCACTTGCCTCTCCTGTCAGAAGTCCGTAAGGAATTCCGAACCACCTTGCAAACTCTTTGACGATGAATTCTCTTGTCTCTAGCAGTTGAGTGTCTGCCGGTGACAGCGACAGCGGTTGAAACTTGAACCCCGACGGAAGTAACGGCACACCGATTGGTGCATTTCTCATTTCCGTGAACCTATCCAGAAAGTCTTTAGACTGATTCTTGTTCATGATTGGAGTTTCGGCAGATAGGATACCGTTCAGTTTGCCTTTGTTCTTAAACATGTCGATTGACGCATTCTGGGCACTGACCGCCTCGGTCAATGTTGTCCTGGCAAAGTCCACGGTGCTCAGACCTACAAGTCCGTTACCGATGCCTTTCCAATGCATAATCCTGTCTGCCGTGTACTTCTCAATGGTGTTCTGGTCGGAGTAGTATTCGTATGTAACCGTACTGCCGTTGAGAACCGTCTTCACCTGTTCAGGGTTAAGAGGGATAAGTGCTGCTATGTAGTCAGCACCTCTCGCTTTGTCTATCCTCACGAATGCATTTCCGTGAATGAGATAGTCCAAGGTTATCTTCTTGATGAAGTCCGCAGGTGTCATGTAGTTGTTTGGAGACCTGTTCAGAAGAAAGAACAGTTGACCGTCTTCAACGAGTTCGGTATTGCGGTCATCGTCTACTATCCGCAGGACATCACACGGCAGGCAACTCATTGCCTTGGTTATCTTATTCACGCATTCCCATATCGCAGGGATCTGCAGAATGTTATTCACCGTGGCCGGAGTCGTGTCCGGTACTATAGGTGCTAATGGTTTGGTGTGCTGTTCTCCCTGGTAGTTACCAAGTAAGCCTTTAAGCCAATTCCACATGTTGTCTCCTAATCGAATTTAAATTGGGACCAATCGACCTCGGACTGATCCGTTGCTGACAGATACTGATTTTCAACATCCATCTGTATTGCCTGATTCATAGCCATGATGAGAGCCACGATTCCGTCAATTTTGTTCTCCGGTTTCTCTTTGCGAGGATAGATGTTTTCCTTTG